CGGTTTTTGGGCGGGTTTTGGGGTTTTGTAATGTGATTGTAACATTTCTGTAATGGTTTTGTAACATTGGGGGGTGGTGGGACAGTTGGGCGTGTTGAGTGAGGTTCTTTTTTGGGAGGTGTTTTGGGTGCCGCATAATGGTGGTGGTCGTGGCTGGTCTTGGGATCCTGAGGTTGGGGAGAAGGTGATGCCTGATCGGTGGGAGTCGTTGTTGGAGTGGTTTTTGCAGGGTGCGGATCGGCGTCCGTTGACTCAGCGTGAGTGGGCTGAGGAGAATGGGTTGCATGAGGATTCGGTTCGGCGTATCAAGAGGGATGCTCGGTTTGTTCGTGAGTGGGATCGTCGTGCTGCTGAGTTGAATGTGTCTCCTGAGCGGACTCAGTCGGTGGTTGATGCGTTGCATCAGGTTGCTGTGTCTGGTGGGCAGGGGGCTGTGCAGGCTGCTTCGTTGTATTTGCAGTATATTGAGAAGTTTACGCCTTCTCGTCGTGTTGTGGTTGGTGATGTTGATGCTTCTGGGTTGTCGGATTTGGAGTTGGCTGGGGAGTTGGAGGCTGAGGTTGTGCGGTTGAGGATGGTGGATTGATGGCTGGGAATCCTGTTGATCCGCGGCCCCATCGTTCGATGGGGCCGCGGGAGGTTTTGCCTGGGTCTGTTGTTGGGGGTCAGCAGGCTCGTGGCCCTCGCCGTATGCCTGAGGGGCAGTCGGCGGGGCCTGATCGTGAGGATTTGGTGACGGCGTTGGTTGTGGCGTCGTTGCTTGGTGGTGGTGGTGCTGCTGTTGGGGCTGCTGGTCGCAACATTGCCGGGGGCACGATTGGGGCTGCTCCGGGTGTTGGTCGTGCTTTGTTTGGTACGCCTGCTCAGCGTGTGGGGTGGCGGGCTGAGTCTGCGGCTCGTTATCCGCGGGAGCCTCGTATTGCGGCGATGGATGCGTTTGGGAGTCAGCCTTGGTTGGCACCTGTTTCTTGGGGCGGGTTGTCTTCAGTCCTTGGTGGGATTCCGGGCTATGCGATGTGGAATCATCTGAACGAGGCTGAGCCGGGTAAGGCTGTTGGTGATGCTACGAGCGTGTTTAGGAAGCGCGGACGGCATCGCCGTCGTTGATTATGGACGAGTGGGATGACGATGTTGAGTGGGTGGATGACATGCCTTTGTTGTGTGGTGTGGAGGATCCAGAGTTGTGTGAGTCCTGCCAATAGGTTTTATTGGTGAGTCGTTTAGCGGAGTTGCGTCAGGAAGCGGAGTGGCGTCGGTGTGCGACGGATGAGGAGTATTTTCTTCGCAATTATTGGCATATTGCACATCCTGCTCATGGCCGTATCAAGTTTGATTTGAGGGACGCCCAAGCGTTTGCGTTGCAGCATTGGGCGTCCAACCGGTATTCGTTGACGTTGAAGGCCCGTCAGATTGGTTGGTCGACGTTGGTGGCTGCTCACCAGTTTTGGACCGCGTTTTTTCATTCGGATCAAAACATTATTGATTTGTCGCGCACGGAACGCGAAGCCGTCCTACTGTTGCGTAAAACGAAGTATGGGTTCAAGTATTTGCCTGATTGGATGATCGCGAGGGGTCCGAAGTCGCTGATGGAACATCAGCAGCGGATGGGATTCGACAACGGATCCCAGATCGTGTCGATGCCGTCTGCTTCGGATCCTGCTCGTGGTGAGTCTGCGTCGTTGGTGGTTGTGGATGAGTGGGCGTTTTTGCCGAATGCTGAGGAGGCGTGGGCGTCTATTGCTCCGGTGGCTGATGTGGGTGGCCGTATTATTGGGTTGTCGACTGCGAATGGGTCTGGGAATTTTTTTCACGAGTTGTGGGTTGGTGCGGAGACTGGTGTAAACAATTTTGAGACTATGTTTTTTCCGTGGTCTGCGACTGGGGATCGGGATGAGGCGTGGTATGAGTCGAAGTGTGCGGAGATGCAGCCGTGGGCGTTGGCTCAGGAGTATCCGACGACGCCGGAGGAGGCGTTTATCAAGTCGGGTAATCCGGTGTTTGATTTGGATGCGTTGGAGTTGATGATGGTTGAGGTGGAGTCGGGTCAGCCGGGGTTTTTGACGGATGTTGCTGGGCGGGTTGAGTTTCGGGCTACGGTGTCGGCGTGACTTTGACGGTGTTTCGGGAACCTGAGGGTGGCCACATTTATTGTGTGGGGGTGGATACTGCTGAGGGTTTGGAGCATGGTGATTATTCGTGTGCTCAGGTGTTGGATGTGCGTACGGGTGAGCAGTGTGCGGTGTGGCATGGGCATATTCCTCCTGATGAGTTGGCGTCTGAGGTTGATTTGTTGGGGCGCTGGTTTTTGGGGGCGTTGTGTTGTGTGGAGTCGAATAACCACGGGTTGACGACGATTGTGCAGTTGCGGCATTTGGGGTATCCGAATTTGTTTCGGAAGCGGTCGTTGAATACGTCTACTACTCGGGTGTCGCAGGAGTTTGGGTGGAAGACGACGCGTACGACGAAACCGTTGTTGATTGATGATTTGGGGATGGCTCTCAGGGCGGGTGAGTTGCGGTTGTTTGATCGGTTTACGTTGGCTGAGTTGCGGACGTATACTCGTAATGAGCGTGGTACGATGTCTGGGTCGCCGCATGATGATCGGGTGATGGCGTTGGCGTTGGCGAATCAGATGCGCCAGTATGCGTTTATGCCGGAGTTTGTGCAGAAGGTGGATAATTATTGGACGGTGGATTGGTTTGCTCGGATGATTATGGATGATCGTGACGAGTCCGATTCCGCTTTGCGGATCGGGTCGTCTACGATGCGTGGCTCCAGATAATCTGGTTGATAGTGGGACAGTTTGTTTAGTGTATTGAGGATGATCCTTTTAGGAGGTTACTGATGGGTATGAAGTTCGTGGCGCATACGAGTGCTTCGATGACTGTGGATGGCAAGTCGGGGAAGAATAACCGGCTTGAGCGTGGCACTAGCGTGGTTGATAACCATGTTGCGCCGGGGGGTTCGCAGAAGGCGTCGTTGCGTGCCGAGGGGCCGACTGGTTCTGATGGTGGCGGCGACAAGGGTCGTGGTGTGGTGATTCGGGAAACTCCGATGAATCAGCATGGCACGACCGGCACTGTTCAGCCTGCGTCGAAGCAGCCGTAACCAATGGCGGTTTTGCCGCCTGGGGCGTCGTTTGACGAGTTTTGTGCGTACACGCAGGGTGTGCGTGGCGAGTTGACGCGCCCTGAGTTGGTTGAGTTGTGGGAGTGGCGGCAGAAACTGTTGGGTATCAAGTTTGATACCGGTGTTGGGGTGCGTTCTCATTTGCCTGCCGATGAGCGGGATTTGACGATGAATGAGCGTGAGGCGAAGGTTGTGGCTGAGGCGAAGGCTCAGGGTCGCAACATTGAGAAGGTTGGTGCGAGATGGGTGTGAGTTGTGGCTCGTAAAACGCGTGTTGAGAAGTTTGAGGCTGCGAAGCGGCGGTTGGAGACTTCGTCGCGTTGGCGTCGCGAGGAGGGTTATGACGACGTTTGGCGTCGCATGATTGACTTGTACCGTGGGAAGCATTGGCCTCAGACAACGACCTCTAAGGAAGATTTGATTGCTGTCAATTTGGCGTTTTCGACAATCAACGTGATTGCACCGTCTGTTGCGGTGAATCACCCCAAGATTGTGGTTACTCCAAATAAGCAGGAGGATGAGGATCGTTCTGCGTTTGTTGAGGCGGTTGTCAACTATTTGTGGAAGCATCACGATTTCCGCACCCCGTTCCAGCGTTCCGTCAAAGACTTCCTGATTTTCGGGCACGGCTGGATCAAGGTTGGTTGGAAGTTTTTGGAGCAGGAGCGTGCCATCACGGACGTTGAGCGTGACGACATGTTCCAAGACGCCTTGTTTGAGGTTGACCAGTTCGCTGCCGAGAACCCGGATTTGGCTGGGGGTTTGCCTGATAATGACGAGTTGATGGCGAATGTGCCGTCAACGATGTCGATGGTTGTTGAGGACCAGCCATTCGTGGAACGCATTTCACCATTTGATGTGTTTGTGGACCCTGAGGCGACATGTTTGGATGATGCGAAGTGGATTGCTCAACGCATTATTCGCCCCCTGGAGGATGCCCGGGACGATAAGCGGTATCGCAAGGGTGTGCGATCCCGGTTGTCGGCTGATGCGTCGGTTACGCCGGATCAGCCGAATGGCGTGAAGGACGACAGGTTTGTTTCCGATGTGGAACGCGTCGTCGTGTGGGAATATTATGATTTGGTGGATAACACGATGGCTGTGTTGCCCCAGTCTGGCGATGAGTTCCTTGTGGATCCGATGCCTATGCCGTATGCGTATGGGCAGCCGTTTGTGATGATCCGCAACTATGACATCCCAGACTACTTTTACCCGATGGGTGATCTGGAAGCCATCGAATCGCTTCAGGAGGAGTTGGATAAGACTCGCTCCCAGTTGGTGAATGCCCGCAAACGGTATGCCCGCAAATATTTGTATCACGAACGGTCGTTTGGGCCGGAGGGCCGGGAGGCGTTGGCTTCCGATGAGGATGGTCGGCTTGTTCCCGTTGTTGACGAGAACAAGCCGTTGCAGGAGGTTGTGGTTCCAATGCCGCAGGTTCCGTTGTCGCCCGAGGTGTACAACACTTCTACGGTTATTGAGCAGGACATCAACACGGTGTCTGGCGTGTCAGAGTATGCGCGTGGGCAGATGCCGGAGATTCGCCGTACTGCTACGGAGGCGTCGATTATCGCTGATGCGGGCAACGCCCGCGCAGCGGATAAGTTGGCGACTGTTGAGTTGGCGATTGGGGCTATTGCTCGTCGTGTGATTCAGTTGATGCAGCAGTATATGACTGGGCAGCAGATGGCGTTTGTGGCTGCTCCTGGCGGTCAAAATCTGTTTGTGGAGTACACGCGGGATGACATTGTTGGCGAGTACGATTTTAGCATTGAGGCTGGGTCAACTCAGCCAATGAATGACACGATTCGCAAACAGCAGGCGGTTTCGTTGTTGAACGCTATGGGGCCGCTGGTTGGCACGG